GAATTAGATGGCGACAAGGTGATCTGAAACCTGATTTTTAATCTGTTCATAAAGACTATCAATGCTATTATCGTTACAAATAGTTACATCGATTTTACCACCTATCCAACTTGTTTCACTGGCATGAATACCGAGTTCACTTATTTTTTGTTTGCTAATTGCCCAACTTAAATTTGTAGGACCTGCGTTTACATTAGCAGCATCTTGGTACCAGTCCGGATCCGGCCCTCTTTTTATTCTAATTACTTTGCCACCGGCATTATGAATCGCCTGTATTTCATTAGTAAAACGTACATCGCTTATAACAATATTATCCAGTGTTTTACGCATTTTATTTTCTAAACTGGCAATCCAGATATCATCATGGAAGCCGTGCCTACAAACTTCGGTCCCCCAATACTGTAAAATCCATCGTGGCGTAAGGTGAGGAATGCTTAACCTATTAGCCCACCACTCGTCGACTTGTTCTCGCCATGCACGGGCTTCTTTAGTTCTTCCTTCAAGTAGTGTTCTGTCCCAACCGAATACTGCGGCCACAGCATCTTTAAGGGTGTTAGCAAAACTATCTCGTCTAAATTCGTGATAGTTTACAAGATAGTCGGCGGCAGTATCCTTGCCACAGCCGATAAAACCTACAAAACCTATAATCATATTATTCATCTAATTTATAGTCTTTATTTTCTTGTGAGGTTTCTGATTTATTCCATTTATTCAAGGGACAACTAGCAGCCGATAATGTAGTTTTAGCAGGCATGAAGCAATGACATTCTTTACAGATTTTAACAGTTACTTGAAACTTGTCACAACCTTTACAGACTGAATATCTACTTTTTGCTACCTCGAATGGTACAAACATTTATAACCTCTGTATATAGTATAAAAAACAATTTTTAAGTTGTCAATAAAAAGATCAACCGATTACAAAAGTTAGGGGAGTAGACCCTTCTTTGTAGTTGATTAAATCATTTTCTAGCAACTCAATCTCTGCTTTACCTTCTGCTTTGAGTTGAGTTCCGTTCAGTTGAGTGCCGCCCTGAGGACTGGCTATTTGAGCAAACTTTTCACGTGCTTCGCCTAACATTATCTTACAGGTTGCTAGGCTGTAATCACGTAGCCATTGCCCTGCGTAGTTGTCCTGTAGCAAATTAAAGTCTGGTCTGTAATTATACATCCACACCAACAGTTCTTCATCTGTTCTAGGACGTTGCATTATGGTTAATAATTTTGTAGTTTTATTGAATGTGAAGTTGATTTCACTACCGAATATTTTACCTACAAGTTTTTGATAACTGGCAAAAGCATAGTATGTGGCTAGCCCGCCCATGTGAGTTGAGGTAAGCAAATATGTATTAGAATAAGCCAGATTAAACGGCTCAAAGAGCGAACCACCATCACCGCCACCTGTGCGGCTTCCTATGGAACGGCGGAAAAGTTGTCTTACATTCTCAACTTCCTTGGGCAGGACATAGTCGTTTTGATCAGTTGTAACAGTTATGACTCCGAAACTTTCTTCAACAGCATTAGAACTACGTTGTCTAAACTTAGCGAGGCTACGATCTATTGCTGTTGTATAATGGAAAGGATCCAATTCAACATCGACCATACCTGAGCCTAGCATGGCTTTGACATAATCAACCACTTTTTGTCTTTCGTTTTCTGTTTCGGTCATGTCTATATTTAGCAATAAATAAGGTATATAAGTTAAAGGACATGCAATGCCTACCACGGTGCAATTTAGACGAGGAACTTCCAGTCAACTAAACAATTTTACAGGTGCTAACGGTGAACTAGTATTTGATACCACAGTAAAATCACTTAAACTACACGACGGTTCTACTACCGGAGGGATTGAACTGCTACGGAAGGATTTTCAAAATGCAGTAAACACTATTTCAACAGTAACGAGTAGCGCAACAACTTTAGATACATGGACAACATCTACCTATAGATCAGCAAAGTATCAAGTCCAGATATCCGACAATGTTAATTCTGAATACGAAAATTGTGATCTTTATATTGTTCACAATGGTTCTATTGTTAGTATATCTGTATTAGGATTAAATTATACAGGTTCTTCTACTAGAATGACATTTACTGCAACTATAGCCGGAGGAACATTGACATTACAAGGAGTAGGAACTAGTGCTGATAATACTGTAAAGTTTATTAGAACTCTTTTACCAGTTTAAAATGCCAAGACTTAGTCTATATAAACCAGAAAAAGGTCCTGATTTCAAATTCTTAGATCGTGTTATTAACGAACAGTTTCAGGTCGGCGGAACAGATGTTCTTGTTCACAAATACCTAGGACCTGTTAACCCTAGTGACGAAGAAAGTAGCCCCGCAAATCCTATTAACACCAATGTGATACCCGAATTAGGTATACAAGATCTATTACTTTTAGAGAATCGTGATAGACACTATGACCCTGATGTGTATGTAATGAGGGGCATCTATACTTTGCAGGATATAGATTTTAACCTAAGTCAATTCGGATTGTTCCTACAAAATGACAATGTATTAATAACTTTTCACTTGCGTAATTGTGTAGATACTCTACAGCGTAAACTGATGCCAGGCGATGTACTAGAATTACCTCATCAAAAGGACGAGTATGCATTGGATGACAGTCTAATAGCACTGAAAAGATTCTATGTTGTACAAGATGTAACAAGACCGGCGACAGGATATAGTCAAACATGGTATCCTCATCTTATTCGTTGTAAATGTGTACCTTTAGTAGACAGTCAAGAGTTTAAAGAAATTTTAGATAGTGATGCAGGTGACGGTAGCACGTTGAGAGACTTGTTAAGCACCTATAAGAAGAACATAGAAATAAATGATCAAATTATTGCTCAGGCTGAACTCGATGCTCCGCAATCAGGGTTTGAGACTAGACAATATTTTGTTATTCCGACTAGCCCAGATACAGGGTTAGTAGACTTTGCAGATGCTAGTCAAGCAGATGTACTGGCCAGTGTTGATCAGGCCATACAAGATGCTAGCGTAGTTTTACAAACTCCTACGGAAAATATATATGTCAGAGCAGGTTATTTAACAGGGGACGGAGCACCGCCAAACGGGTCTGCTTACGGTTTCGGCATAAATTTTCCTGCTCACCCTACAAGAGGCCAATTCTTTTTAAGGACAGACTACTTACCTAATAGATTATTTAGATATGATGGCAAGTTCTGGATAAGGTATGAAGACAATGTTAGAATGACCTTAAACAATTTCGGCCCACAGGATACAGAATCGGGACAGTTTGCCGGAGCACAGGTAAGACAAAATCAAAAATCAAGTTTTATAAACAATACAAATACTTCTACTATAGCAGGCGAAGTTGTTACCGAACGTCAAGCACTCAGCAAAGCACTTAAACCCAAGGCAGATAATTAATATGTACATTTACAAATTTACACATATAGAATCAGGAAGATGTTACATAGGACAAACAATACAAAATCCTAGTCGGAGACGATTAGAACACATTTCCGATAGTAAACATACAAGGAAAAGTTATCATTTTCATAATGCTTTAAGAAAATACGGGAAGGATTCATTTACTTTTGAAGTTATTGCACAGGCATCAACTTTAGAGGAATTGAATTTACTAGAAGAAAAATATATGAATCAATTTGATTCTATTAAAAACGGTTTTAATATAAGGCAATCAGGCGGCAATAAATTGCATTCAACAGAGAGCAAAAAACGAATGAGCGAATCACAAAAACAAGCTCATGCTAGAAGACGTGCGGAGGGAAAAGACGGAGGTTGGACAAGAGCAGACGGTGGGCCTATGAAAGGTAAAAAATGTTCGCCTGAACATAAGGCAAAGGTAGGTCTAAAGAACAAAGGTAAAAAACTAGGCATGACTTGGGAAGAAATTTACGGAATAGAAGGGGCTAATTTACGCCGCGAATCAAGGAAAAAAAAGGCAATTCGTCATGTCTGAACATTTTTATGACGGTCAACTAAAACGATACCTAGGGCAGTTCATTAGAATGCTCAGTAACTTTAGTTATAAAGATGCTAGAGGTGTAATTACAAGAGTCCCTGTTCGTTACGGTGACATGAATAGGCAGGTTGCTAGTATTATAAACAAGAACTCTGAAAATGTTATTGCCAGTGCTCCTTTCATTGCCTGTTATATTAAAGACCTACAGTATGATCGCGCTAGAGTACAGGATCCTAGTTTTGTAGGTAAGATACACATTAGAGAGCGTGCTTACGATGAAGAAACTGGACAATATTTGATAAATCAACAAGGAGCAAATTATACAGTAGAAAGATTAATGCCTACTCCTTATCTAGCCGATTTCAACGCTGATTTATGGACAACAAATGCTGATCAAAAATTTCAACTATGGGAACAGATAGCAGTTTTATTCAATCCGAGCCTGGAATTACAAACAACAGACAACTATATAGATTGGACAAGTTTATCAACTGTAACACTAAAAGCACAAACATTTAGTTCAAGAAGTGTTCCACAAGGACTTGAACAAGATATAGATATTATGACTATGACATTCGAGACTCCTATCTGGATTACTCCGCCTGCAAAGGTAAAACGTCTAGGCATTATTACAAAAATTATTAGTAATATATTTACAACTGTACCTGGAACAATCTCAAGTGAGTTTGACCTCACTGATGCTATATTAACTAATATAGGTGATAGTCCTGATAGTGTTATAGTAACGCCCGGTGATTATGATCTGTTAGTAATTAATAACACTGCTAGTCTAATACATAACAATGTTACTACACAAAGTATTGTAGAATTAAATGTTCCTAGTGATAAGGCGAACTGGTATTCAGTACTGGATCTATATCCTGGTAGATTTAGAGCAGGATTGAGTACGCTTAGATTAATGAAAGAAAACGGAGATGAAATAGTAGCCTATATTAGTATAGATCCTTTAGATGATAATAAGATGTTACTTAACTTTGACAGTGATACATTACCTGAAAATACTATAATAGATGGTCGAGGCACAGTTGATGCTATTATAAACCCAGAAACATATAATCCTAAAGTTAAAGTTGCAGGCACTAGATATCTAATATTAGAAGATATAAACATTAATGATAAATTTGGTACTTTCGGATATACAGGACCGCAGGCATGGAAAAATGCAGATACTTCGGACTTTCAAGCACATGCTAACGACATTGTAGAATGGGACGGTTCACAGTGGAATATTATATTCGATTCTACCTCATCAACAGACGTAACTTATATAACTAATTCATATACAGGAGTTCAGTACAAATGGGTAGATGAATCCTGGGCGAAAAGTTTTGAAGGCGTATACGATAAAAAACTATGGAGACTAGTTCTGTAAAAATAGTATGTAGCGGAGGCTTATTTCTTGCTAAAGATACTAAACGATTTTTATTTGTTCAACGCACAAAAGACAAGACAGCAGGCACTTGGGGATTGGTAGGTGGCAAGAAAGAGCCTTTTGATATAACAATCGTAGATGCGTTAAGTAGAGAAATACAAGAAGAAGTAGGTAAAATTCCTGCAATAAGAAAAATAATTCCTTTAGAATTATTTGTTAGCAATGATCAACAATTTAATTACAATACTTATGTATTATTAATAGACAAAGAGTTTATACCTACACTAAATTCAGAGCATAGCAGTTATGCCTGGTGCAAGTATAATTTATATCCAAAACCCTTACACCAGGCTCTAAAACTAAGTCTTAATAATAAAACAATACGTGCTAAACTAGAAATTTTATTAGACTTAATCTAATAGATCTGGGCCGAAAGCGTATGTACCTAGATGTTTAGTTTCCATACTTAGATGTGTGTCAACTTTAACAGTATATCCAGCAGCGGCCATTTTTTGACAGAATATCATATCTTCGCCTAACCAGTCGTTAGTATCAGCACTCCACCCGAATTCAAACCATGGGCGCTGTATTTTATCTAACACATCTGTTTTTACCAACATACATCCCATACCTATACCTTCAACTTCTACCAATTCATCGAATGTTTCATAGGGTAAAGGATTTTGCCAGTCGCCTATGGTCTGGTATGCTACACCTTTATAAGGAGGTTGTCGTCTAATATAATTTGCAGCAACAACGTCTTCTTGATGAGCCATTAAACGTAGAGCAGTTGTAGCAGGGAAAACCATGTCACTGTCTAACCACAGCATGTATTCTGCACCTATGTTTTGTGCTTCAAGTGCTAGTCGTTCACGTTGAGTCAGTAATATTGTACTGGCTTCCATAATAACGTGAGTATCAATATTATTCATGGTATTCAATTTTACCATTTCAGTTAAACAAAAAGCATGAGCAGAATGTAAAACATCTCTGCACGGAACTAAAACTGCTAATTTACTTTTCTTTAATGACCACTTTGTTGAGTTGAATACGCTCTTTTTCATGCACCTGCCACATCTCTACTTAGAGTTTCACCTTGAATAACTAATTCATGAATAGAATTAATAAGATCTTGAGTTCGTTTGGAGGTTAAAATAAAATCTGTTGGGCTTAATTTGCACATTAGGTTCATAGTTTCAAAACTAATTTTTTCATTAGTTAAGACTTCCAATGCGCTTGTGCGAGCAAGGCCTTCAATGAACGATTGACGAATTATTTCATCATCATTTGATAATAATTCTAAACATTCGTCTTGATCAAGGTCTTGTGACAAATCTAATAAAATTTTTAATTCTTTAGATTCTTCTGAAGTTAGTTTAGATTTAGCACCTAATTCTTTAATCCGACTTAAAAATTCATATAAAGTTTTAGGATTTGTTGCCCTGTCGTACCATGTTATGTTATCCAATTCCCATCTGTTAGGGCCTTTAGAATAGGAATTAAGAATTTTATCTATATCTAGTTTAGTTTTTTTATCCATTATGTGTAATCATGAGGAGTAGTTTTTCCGCCGAATGTCTGTGAGAAACTAATAGGACTACCTGAACTAACACCTCCGAATCCTGCACCCAGGACTGCACTTAATTTAATATTCTGACCACCAGTGTACGGTCCCGACGGTGTAGCATTTCCAGGAGTTCCTGGATTAACATTTGTATAGGCACGATAAACACTACCCATTTTTATTGTTGATCCTGTTAAAGGTAAAATTGCCATTAGTTATCTCTCTTGGCCGATTATTTATTGACCAACTTATTTACCTGCTCTGAAAGCTGAGTAATCTGTCTTTGCTGATCTTTAATTGCCTCAATTAACAATGGTATGATTTTTTCGTACCTAACACCTAAAAATCCATCTGATTTTGCAGCAACTACCTCTGGTAAAACTTGTTCAATCTCTTGAGCAATAACCCCTACATCGTGCTTACGGACAAAGTATCCGTCTTCTCCTCCTCTATAATTTATAAAACTATCTTTCCAGTCGAAATATACACCTCTAATTTTACTTAATTTTTCAATAGGATCAGATATCAGAACAACATTTTCTTTTAAGTTGGCATCTGAACTGTAGTAAGCTGTAATTTCATTAGTTGCTCTGATTTCACCTACTGCTCCTACTGTTCCTGTAGGTGTTCCGACGAACAATGCACCACCTGCTACAATATTGTTGCCTATACCTACACCACCTGTTACAATTAATGCACCAGTTTGAGTAGTTGTAGCACTAGTGGTTGCTGTAATGTTTCCGTTAGTTGCTGTAATTGTTCCAGCACTAAAATTGCCAGAACCATCTCTAAACACTATTGTACTAACGGTGTTAGCACTGGTGCTATTTGCTGTAACAGTAAAGGTTTGAGTTTCACCTGTAGTGCTTCCGCTTATACCAAATCCTGATGTAGCTCCATTTGATACATAATCGCCAGTAGTATCTGTTCCTAATGCTACGCTATTAGCAGCAATTGTAGCAGTGAATGTAACATCTTGGCTTCCATTTACTACCATACTACCTGATAAGTCACCGCCAAATGTAAATGTTCTGGCTGTTAACCACTTCTCTGCATTAACCGCAGCGTTAACATAGATACTTGATGTATTTGTAAATGTAGGTGTTCCGTTCGTTGTAGCTACTAGTAGTTGTCCTGTAGTACCGCTACTGAAAGCAGTAGTTCCTGCTGCTGATTGGAATAGAATAGATCCAGCAGTACCTCCGAATATCTTTTCTGCATTAACTGCGGCATTAACATAGATACTTGATGTATTTGTGTAAGTCGGAGCACTGGTACCGGCACTCATTAGTAACTGGCCAGCACTACCTGGTCCAGCAAAAGCAGTTGTTCCTACACCTGATTGATATACTAATTGTCCCGCAGTACCGCCTGATATACTACCTACCAATGTACCACGGAAGTTTGTGGCTTGAATATCTCCCTGTGTTCCGCTTACTACTTCATTAGTAATTGTTGCGTCAGGCACAAAAGTAAGATAACCTGTGCTATCATCATAACCGAAAAATCCTAATTTAGCACTACTACCGTTATGCCATTGAAATGCAATACCACGATCTTTGTTATCGTCTGTACTAGGAGCAGCACCGCCTGCACCGCCACCGATGGTAAAGATTGGGTCGCTAACATTTGTTACAGTAGAATTTACAGTGAATGTAGTTCCTTGAACAGTTAGATCTCCGGTCAGTGTAACAGATCTAGCACTAAAATCGCCATTACCATCTCTATACACAATTGTACTTACTGTGTTAGCACTGGTGCTATTTGCTGTAACAGTGAATGCACCACCTTCTGCTGCAAGTGATCCGCTAATACCAAAACCGCTTGTAGCACCGCTGCCTACATAATTACCTGTAGTATCAGTACCTAAAGCCACACTATCAGCAGCAATGGTAGCAGTAAATGTAACGTTTTGACTGCCATCTACAACCATACTACCTGATAAGTCCCCGCCAAATGTAAATGTACGTGGTGTAGCCCATTTTTCTGCGTTTACAGCACTGGCAACATACATACTGCTGGTACTAACAAATGTAGCAGTATTAGTGCCTGCCTGTAGGAATTGACCTGCTGTACCTACTGGAACAAAGGCAGTTGTACCCGCAGCACTTTGAATGGGTATTTGACCTGCTGTACCACCTGATATGTTTGTCGCAGTGGTAGCAGTTCCTGTAATAGGGCCGCTAAAGGCTGTGGCTGTTATAGTACCTGCACTAAAGTTACCTGATGCATCTCTATACACAATTGTACTAACAGTGTTAGCACTTGTGCTATTTGCTGTAACAGTAAATGTTGAGCCTTCAGTAGTTGCACTTCCGCTTAAACCGAATCCACTTGTAGCACCTTGAGCAACATATATACCTGTTGTGTCAGTGCCTAATGCTATAGTATCAATAGCCACTGTAGCAGTTAGTGTTACATTTTGACTTCCGTCTAGAACTACACTACCTGATAAATCACCGCCTAGTGTAATTGTTCTAGCAGTAGCCCATTTTTCTGCATTAACTGCTGCGTTGACATAGATGCTTGATGTATTTGTGTATGTAGGAGCGCCAGTGCCTGCACTCATTAGTAACTGCCCGGCACTACCTGGTCCTGCAAAAGCAGTTGTCCCTACACCTGACTGGTACACTAACTGTCCCGCAGTACCGCCGAATATTTTTTCTGCGTTCACTGCTGCGTTTACATACATACTACTTGTTGATACAAATGTAGCAGTATTAGTTCCTGCTTGTAAAAATTGACCGCTTGTGCCTACTGGAACGAAAGCAGTTGTGTTAGCAGCACTTTGAATAGGTATCTGTCCAGCAATTCCACCTCGAACGTTAGTGCTTATTACAGCATCTTGCACATAGATACTACCGGTATTTGTAAATGTAGGAGTACCATTTGTAGTTGCTACAAGTATTTGCCCGGTAGTTCCACTGCTGAATGCCGTAGTTCCTGCCGCTGATTGAAATACAATAGATCCTGCACTACCCCCAAATATTTTTTCTGCATTTACAGCACTATTCACATAAATGCTACTGGTATTTGTGTAAGTAGGAGCACTTGTTCCAGCACTCATTAATAATTGGCCAGCAGTTCCTGGTCCTACAAATGTGGTGCTACCTGCTGCTGTTTGATATGGAATTTGTCCTGCTGTACCACCTGCTAGATTAGTTGCTGTAGTTGCACTACCTGCACTTAATCCGCTAATCGCTTGCCATACAGGAGCAGTTCCGTTTGAAGTTAATACAAAACCGTTAGTTCCTATACCTAAGAACGTTGTAGCCCCTGCTGCTGATTGATAAGCAATACTGCCTGCTGCACCACCTGCAAGATTAGTAGCAGTTGTTGATACACCAGTTAAGTCCCCAGTTACATTTCCTACTAAATTACCTCGAAAATTGCTGGCTTGGAAATCTCCTTGTGATCCGCCTGCTACTTCTCCTGTTATAGTCGCGTCCGGTATGAAGGTAAAATATCCAGTGCTATCATCAAAACCAAAGAATCCTGTTTTAGCACTGCTGCCATTATGCCATCTAAAAGCAATACCTCTATCTTTATTATCATCAGAGGCAGGTGCAGCGCCCGATGGTCCTGTTCCTAATGTAAAAATAGGATCACTGACATTTGTAACAGTGGAATCAACTGTAACAGTTGTGCCTTGTACTGTTAAATTGCCTGTTAGTGTTAAGTTTCTTCCTGATAAATCATTATTATCAGTGGTTAAAGCAACTGGTATACCATTTACAGACAAACCTGTAGTTCCAGTTCCAGTTAAATGAGTATTGCCTATGTATAATGATGAACTGGTAATATATAGAGACTTAAATCTATTACTAGACGACCCTAAATCATATACACCGTTAGATGTAGGTATGATGTCAGCACCTATATTGAAAGTTTTATTAAGGGTTAGTCCGGTAGAATCATTGTAAATAGTTGCTGTGCTTGCTTCTAAGGCTGTATAGGCTCCAGTACTATCTGTAACTACTAAATATCTATCGCCTGCGGTTACAGCATTGACTAATAAATTATCAGCATTAACTCCGCCAACTGATGTTAAAGTTCCTAAATCTACCCATGATGCTGTGGTTCCGTCGCTAACTAATACTGTATCGGCTGCACCTATTTCTATAAAACCAGTCGAACTGGTTGCGATTTGATATGGAATAGATCCTGTAGATCCACCTGCTAGGTCGCTGCTACTTCCTCCAGACAAAGCATGACCACCTGCTGTTATCCCATCATGTACCCTAATATTCCACGTAGAAGTATCAATAGTTAGTTCACCTTCTGCACCTGTGAAGGTATTGTTTTGTCCTGTTGTGCCTCGTCTAAATTGTACTTGTGTTGGCATTTCTTAATCCTTTAGAACACACCTAAATCTTTTACTAAAATCTTACCTTCTGGATCCATGCAGTCGTATATGTAAGTAAGACTTACACCGAATGCATCAGTAGGGTCTTCACCACCCGATCCAACATGAGTTTCAGTAGCCCCGTAAACATTCATATAATCACCGGTAGGAAAAGTTTCTTCACCGCCTCCTACTCCGGTCTGATCTGCCCACGATAAACTTTTATTACCATCAGTAATTAAAACCTGACCATTACTTCCGTCGCCAGATGGTAACGTATAAACAGTATTTGTGCTTAGAGAAGTGGGTGCTACAAATCCTACATAAGAACTAGTTGTGCCGTAAATGCCGAAAGTACCACTATTAGCAACAAAAATATTAGAAGCATTTAAGGTTTTACCTACACCAACACCGCCTGATACGATCAATGCCCCAGTTGACGTAGATACTGATTCAGTATTACCTAATATTGTTGCCGTGGTATTAACTACCAGGCCATGTTTGACTATGAAGTCCTTACTGACCGACGTTATTGCCATTAGTTTCCCTTTCCACTAGAAGGCAGATTTAATTAATATCGAGTATTTATTAGATTTTGAAAAAGGTTAATGGAAACAAAAATAGGGCCCGTAGGCCCTATAATTGTTATACATTTTTTACACCGCGTAACTTGATATTGATGTTAAAATGCTTTGACGAACAACATTAATTCTCATCGCTGTTGCACTAGTTGGAACAAATTTAAGTGTAACATTTCCACCTGATAAGTCTGCCCCAAATGTTCCTAATTCACCGTTATTGGTAATTATACCATATTCAGTTAGGTAAGAATTAGTGCCATCATGAATAAGTAAAATTTCAGCACTGTGAACATCTGATCCATCTACAACTTGAACTAGATATTTTGCTGTAGTATATAAATTAGCATCGAACACATCTAGATTAGTTTCTGAACTACCGCTAACAACTGCTGTAGTAAATCCAGCCTGCATGTTGTTGCTGCCTTTGAATGCTTCAACTGTCTGTCCTGCTGGATTAGTAGGAACAGCACCGCCCATGTAGTCACCGCCGATTACCAGTCCACCTGCTACGATATTCTTTTTAACAAGTAACCCGCCAGTTATCTTAACAGCACCGGTATCAGTTCCTGTTCCTTGGGCTTGAGTGCTATTGGTAAATTCTACAACACCTGCAACATGTAGTTCATCACCTACCCATAAATCATCACTTATACCAACACCACCAGTGACAACTACTGCACCTGATGTAATATTTGTAGCAGTTACGGCTTCATTAACAGTTACTAATGTTGATCCTGCAAAACTCTTAAATGTCCAAGTATTTGATTCAGAAGTAATGCTCTTATCACCGTTGAGTGATATTTTGCTGTAACTTGTTGGATAATTACCTGCAAATAGGTTTAGAATACCTCCATTATTTCCCCAACCGCCACGTACTTCTAATGTGGTTGTATTAATACTGGCTAATTGATTTGCACCCGAAGCACCTAGTTGAACTGTATCACCTTGTACCCATGCATCGTCGTATACAGTTAAACCTGTACCTGTTCCTTCGATAAACACATAATCAAATGTGCCTGTACTGCCTGTGATTTCATCTAGACCAACACCCTTCATGTAGATTGTTCCACCTACATAAAGATCTGCGTCTATGGTTGCTGTGCTATGAACATATAAGTCTTGAGCAATACCTACACCACCTGCAACATATAGAGCATTATTGCTACTTGTTGTATAATCTGAAGATACATTTCTTAAACTTACAACACCATCAAATGTAGCAGTACTATTGACATAAAGATCTTTAGCGATTCCTACACCACCAACCACTCTTACAGCACCGCCTGTGGCAGTTGTAAATGTTGCTAGATCGTCATGGACTTTAAGAGCACCTTCAATCTCAAACAGTTCATTGGTTAGGGTCGCTATCGCAATAGTATTGCCGTACCACTTAAATCCATGTGTGTTAGCATATAGATCTACACCGAACCACATGGTATTTGTATCAATACCCATAGCATAGCCTGTAGAGCTAGGACCTACATTATCCCATAAAACAAGTTTTGTACCTGCGCTGTAAGTACTGGTTGTAGGAGCACCAATGCCGAACTGAGGATATTCTATTCTATTTGTAGTATTCCCTTCCATAACTAAACGGACATTACTTTGATTATAACCTACTCTAATATCTGGAATTTCAAATTTAAGGTCCGAATTATCTAATGTTACATAATATGTGTTATTGTAATTTAATTTTACAGTTTGAGTGCTGTATAGTTCAATATTAGAATCTAGCCCTTGTATACTCACGTTTTGTCCATCTACAATTACATTACCTACACGTAAGGTAGTTGTTGCACTAGTATAGGAGAATTCGCCGTATTCATCAAATGCCGTTATATTAGGACCGTCTTGGAAAGGAATCCATGTTGCCTGACCTCCTACAATATTACTGGCAGCACCTACAACTGTAGCAGCAGGACTTACCCATGTAGCAGTGTTAGAGTTTGTGCTCCATGTTAATACTGTTCCGGGAGTACCTGTAGAAATAAATGCTGTTTTTCCTGTAGCATACTGAATAGGTATCTGCCCTTCTAACCCGTATTGTAGATTAGTTGCTGTACTAGCAGTTAATGATACATCGCCGCCGCCGGCAACTTGTATGGAGTTAACATTTAATGTTCCACCGATATAAACATCACCACCTATACCTACACCACCTTCAATAATAGCAGCACCAGATGCTGTATTAGTTGCCGGCGTTGTATTAGTTAGAACAATGGCTCCAGTCTTAAATGTACCATAGCGTGTGCCTACATAGGTTCCAGTATTACTTTCCGAACCTTGATCATACCATTCTAAATATGCAGTATCATTGGCAAATCCTAAAAACGCATCCTGATCGGAGCCTTTGTAGTAATGGAAAATTAAACCGATATCTTTACCGTCATCACCACCCCAGGTATGATTATTAATATCACCACCTGGTGGAACGTGTAATTGTAGTAAGTTATCAGTATATACTGTGTTAGTAGATAGAACGTAAGTTGCAGTACCGTTAAAATAGACACTGTCCTGGAATGTAACTTGTCCACCTACTACAAGTGTTTTGTCGATCCACGCACCACCTGCAACATATAGAGCATTATTTGTGTTTGTTCCAGTATCAAATGCTATACTGTTAACAATTAAGTTGTCACCGATATATACGCCGCCTGCTACCTTAAGTGCTCCGTCACCACCTCCTGACGTTACAGCGGTTGTAGCATCTAAAATCTCGACTGTACCTGTTGTCAGGGTATCGCCTGTTATGCCCATGTCGCCTGCGGTGAAAACATCTCCTGATGCAGCATCTACTGCAAATCTGTCAGTGTTTACTGTTAACGTTCCGGTTGAATTTAATGTGCCCTGTATACCAGCATTACCTGCTGCCCATACATTTCCTGTAGCAGCATCGACAACAAATTTATCTGTGTTAACACTTAAAGTACCAGTTGAATTTAATGTGCCTCTAACGCCACCGTTACCTTCTGCGTGGAAATTACCTGTCGGAGCATCAACAATAAACTTATTTGTATTAACAGTGAATGTGCCGGTTGAGTTAAGATTACCTTTTAC